ATAGTACATATCAACTTGATATGTGAACAATTAGGATATTAAAATGGATGAAGAAAAATTTGTAAAGGAAATCAATGACATTGGTTTTACACTGTGGGAGGGAAGATTTGACCCAGAGTGTATCGAAGAATTAAATACCTGGGCTGCTGAAAATTACCCACCAGAACGTGGACACGACAAGAACATGAAATGGTTTGGATGGGAAACTGTTAAAGACATGACGCCAGAAGAGATTGCTGAAGTTGATTGGGCATACTACTGGACTGATGAACCCAAAGGCAATCACTTTATTGATAACATTATTAAGCCAGATTTGGGCAAGGCCGCAGATGCGGCATTTGGTGCTGGCAATTGGGAATGGTATATGTGTGACTTTATTGTACTACATCCAGGTATGAATTTTATTCGTCCACATATTGACACACCATATAGATTTAAAGAGTTTAAGTATACAGAAGGTTTATTAGGATTACAATTTATGGTAATGTTATGTGACTTTGACGAAACCAATGGAGCAACAGGTTATGTTCCTGGGTCACACAAATACATTTATGATTATTATCAAAATATGTATGCTGACAAGAGTGTGTTTGACTTATTCTTTATGGATAATTATAAACAACATCAAGGACCAAAAGGTAGTTTTGTATGTTGGCATCCAAAAGTTATGCACAGTACAATGCCTAACCACAGTAATGAAATTAGGCGTGGGCTATTGTTACATGCTGCTGAAAAGAAAACTGCCAGACGACTAAGAACTGTTGATCCGCAAAAGAATGCGATTTTGCGTACTAGTTAACTTTGCGTACTAACTGAATATTACGGCGTTTAATACGTTTCTGACAAATGTTACTTAGGCTAATAGTTGGCCCATGTACTACTTGAAAGTCTTTAAGACTAAATGTAACCAGTGATGATCTATATTTGCTCCACTGACTTTTAAAAATAATGTTAATAGGGATCATTCTATTTGTTCCCCACCACCATTCTTCGCCTAGTTCAATAAATTCTTCTTTGTCTTTGTCATTTTTAATATTATCAAAACAATACATACTGGCCATCTGATGGTCCTGATTTTGCATTATTCCAACGTACTCGTTACCGCCGTACGAAACTAAAGTTAAGAACGGAAAGTTTTCTAGTAGTTTTTGATATTTGTTTGGTATATGTGTCATTATTATTATTACTTATCACTATAAATAGTAGTGGAGATCCGAAACATGAATTATCAAAGCAAAGCATATAGTTACAACCAACGAAGTGAAATTGTTATACCAAATCGTAGAGGTACAACTTATTACGGTTCACAAAATCATAAGCCATTAATTGCTTATGATGGGGTTACTAATGATTTTGAATTCTTTGTTATCGATAACAGTCGCAAACCAGTAAGTTTAGCTAATAAAACTTTTAAAGCAAGTGTGGTTAATAGAACAACCAAGACTGCTATTATAACTAAAACTCTTGTTACACTTAGTACTGATACTGGTAGTGTATTAATGCGGTTAACTGAGTCCGATCTAGGTAAATTGTCTCCTGCGTTATATGATGTTACCATTACTTATACCGATAGTGAAGCACTGGTATTTGGACTATATAGTGACCAAAACGCACGGTTAACATATGTATTAGAAGTAAAAGCTAACACAGCTACCACCATTACCCCTAGTCAAGATGATGAAAGTTTAACTGGTGATACTGATACAACAAATAATTTTACTGGTACAGCCCAAAGTCAGAATAGTGACGGCACAAATACTGTTGTAGCGTACACTACTAACTTTAGTGGCAAGTTTTATGCTGAAGGATCACTTGAACAAAGCCCAACAGAAGCAGTTGGCGATTGGTTTACTATTCAGCTTAATCCAGGTGACGCAGAAGATTATTGGACATTTACTGGTGCCACTGGACTAGAGCCGTTTACATTTGATGGTATGTTTATGTGGGTACGTTTCCGCTATGTTGCAGCAGTTGGCAACGAAGGAACACTTGACAAAGTGCTATATAGAAGTTAAACTGTATATATGATAGTTTTAGATTTTGTACGCCAGAGCATTCCTGGTGGCTGGAAACAGTCCCCAAGTGGATGGACAAGTGGTAATTGTCCAATGTGCCATGTTCGTGGACACAGTAGAGATACTCGTGGCCGTGGCGGTATAATGTTCCAGGACGATAAAGTTCAATATAACTGTTTTAACTGTAATTACAAAACAGGTTGGAGCCCTGGTAAAAGAATCAACACAATGTTATCTGATTTACTGGTAGCGTTTGGCGCTGATCCAGCTCAAATACAACGAGTTAATTTTGAACTACTTAAAGAGAACGAAAAAGATCAAGTAGCACAACAGTTTATTTCAACTACTGAACGTAAGGAAAAAGCTAAAATTACATGGCAACCCATGGAATTGCCAAACAACGCAACTACCTTTGATAAATGGGATACTGATACACTAACTCCAAGACAACTGGAAAGTTTTATAAAAGCAGTACAGTATGTTGAAGAGCGTGGAATGAGTTTCTATAATGGTTGGCAGTGGACACCAGAAAGCCATTTCAGAAATCGTATCATATTGCCGTTTAACTATAAAGGAAAAACAGTAGGGTATACAGCACGTTGGGTAGGACAAACACCTGACAAAGCCACACCAAAATACTATCATCAGATGCCCAAGCACTTTGTTTATAATCTAGACAAACAACGTACTCATAAGTATACGATCGTTACTGAAGGTCAAATGGACGCATTGTTAGTAAATGGCATTGCTACTAGTGGCAATACACCAAGTAATATACAGTGTGATATTATTGACGATCTAAAAAAAGAAGTTATAGTTGTGCCAGACGCAGATAGCGCAGGCATGGACTTAGTTAAAACAGCCATCCGTAGAGGTTGGTCAGTCAGTTTTCCTCCATGGGAAGGCTGTAAAGATGCGGCAGATGCTGCTGTAAAATATGGTAGACTATTCACAGTGAGGAGTATTATAGACAGTGCAGAAACAAACACAACGAAGATCCAGCTACTTGCAAAATCCTATTGTAGATGATTATAATATAAGAGATGAAAATTTTTGGAGACAAGTAGATAAGATGAAACACATTAGCGCATATGCTGATTTACACAGTTATTGGACCAAGCATTTTGCTTGGATGCCAACTCGTAGTGATCACAGTGGTAAGTTTATCTGGTTGACAAATTACTGGGAATACGCTATAACTATGGATATGCATGGTAAAGTGCCACTTAAAGACACTGCCTGGCGAATGATCTACACTCGAGAGGAATATATATTGAAGAAGCTAACAAATAATGAGTGAAGAGTACACAGAAGATTTACAAAAGTTATATCTAGAGTTTTTACTTGCTGACAAGGATTTGTTTGTTCGTTGTAATGCGATTACAAACAGCAAATACTTTGTTCGTAAGTATCAGCCTGTTATGGACTTTATACAAGAACACGTAGATGGCTACGGCGATTTACCAACACATGAACAAATTAAAGCTAAAGTCAGAATTGAATTTGACGATGTAAGAGAAAAGATTACTGATGACCATAAAAAATGGTTTATGGATGAATACGAAAAGTTTTGTAGACACAAAGCACTTGAGGGTGCTATCCTGGAAAGTGCGGACAAACTAGAACGACATGAATACGGAAGTGTTGAGCAACTAATTAAAGATGCTGTTGGTATTGGACTAGCAAAAGACTTTGGGCTTAACTACTGGGACGATCCAGCAGGACGTATACAAGCAATTAAAGACAATCGTGGACAAAACAGTACTGGATGGGAAAGCCTTGATAAAGTATTGTATGGCGGATTTAATCCAGGCGAACTAAACATCTTTGCTGGTGGTAGTGGTAGTGGTAAGAGTTTGTTTATGCAAAACATGGCACTCAACTGGAGTTTAGCTGGCAAGAACGTAGTGTATGTAAGTTTAGAACTTAGTGAAGAACTATGTAGTATGCGTATTGATGCTATGGTTACTAACCAGAGTACTAAAGATGTTATGCGCAATGCTGATGACACAGCACTTAAAGTTAGAATGTCTGGCAAAAAAGCAGGCGTACTACAAATGATACAAATGCCTAACGGCGCAACTATTAATGACATCAAGGCATATATTAAAGAATATCAGATACAAAACGACATTAAAATTGATGGATTGTTTGTAGACTATTTGGATCTTATGATGCCTGTTAGCGTTAAAGTTAATCCAAGCGATCAGTTTATTAAAGACAAGTATGTAAGTGAAGAACTACGTAACTTAGCTATTGAGCTTAACATATTGTTTGTTACAGCGTCTCAGTTGAATCGTGGTGCTGTTGATGAAGTAGAGTTTGATCACAGTCACATTGCTGGTGGTATTAGTAAGATTAATACAGCAGACAACCTAATTGGTATCTTTAGCTCAAGAGCAATGCGTGAACGTGGCCGTGTACAGATACAGTTTATGAAAACACGTAGTAGTAGTGGTGTTGGATCTAAACTAGACTTGGGCTATGATATGAATACACTTAGAATTACAGACTTGGATGAAGAAGAACAAGGTGAAGAAGGACAAGTAGCCAGCATCTATCAGAGCTTAAAGAATAAAGCAACTGTTAGCCCTGCTGGTACTGAGTCAGCACAGCCTGATAATACCGCAGTGGAAAACGCCGCAAGATTACAAAATTTACTTAAACGAAGGGAATAGTTGTTAAAACATTGATGCCGTTGACCTTATATGTATCTATAATATGATGTACGAACAACGGGCGAAGATATTAGCCTGAATTGTTGCCCGCATCCCATAGCTGTATTAATTCTTATTGCCTATGGATCCTAAGTTCACGATCAGGAAATGCAAAGTTGCTATAAGTACTATCCACCAATGTTTTAACAACAATATTTATAAATAGTATTGATATGAAACGTAAAACGAGATCTATTTTAGAAGAAATTAATTCTATGTCACCAAAGCGTGACAGACGGCAACTTGTTGAAGCAAATGCTGAACAAGTAATTGCTACGGCAATTAACTTAATTGAATTAATTAATGAGACATTTGATAATGAAACTGCGGCAGATTTGAATAAAAGATTAATTAATTCAATTCGCACCAAGGATCCTCGGAAGTTTAAAAGAGGGGTATCAAAGCTGTGAAGATTAAAGACATACTAGGCGGAATGAGCAAACGCAAAATCCGTCGTGGAAGCCGCATCAAAAGATTAAGACAAGAAGATTTACATCTTAGAGAAGGCGGTAATGTATTCCCTGACAGTGTGGGCTTTGATCACAAACTAATACCTGGCATTATGAAATCAATTAATTCAGTACTGGCAAAAACTGGTAGTACTGCTATACCAATTGGTAGTGGAGCAACTCCAACACCTGGTAAAGTAAGTGGTGACTTGGATATGATTGTAGATGTAGATCAGCTAAAGCAACACTTTAATATGGCGGACGCCAAAGATGCTGATATCCGTAAAAAGCTACGTCAAGTATTTGACTTAGCAGGGTTTAATACAGGACAAAGTGGTACTAGTGTACACGTAGAAACACCAATTGGTGATAATACACACCAAGTAGACATTATGGTAGTACCAAATGCTGCTAATGCGGCACAATTCCATACACATAATATTCCAAAAGGATCGCCGTTTAAAGGTGTTAACAAGCAACAGATGCTTAGTATTATTGCTAAAGGAAAAGGCATGTTATGGAGTAACTATGTTGGATTGTTCAAGCGTTTACCAAACGGTAAAAAAGATCCAGATGGATTTATTACAAGTGACATTGATGAGATTGCTAAATTATTATTAGGCCCTAATGCCCGCAAACAAGACATGGGCAGTGTGGAAGCTATTGTAGCAGCATTGGGTACAGAAGGCGAAGAGCTATTAGCAAATATCAGAGCTAACGATCCAAATTGGAAAGAACAAGGCTAATGCGAGCAAACCAGTTTTTAACGGAAGCTAAAGTAGGGCGTGAATACCAGCACTTAGAAGATCTAGTATTTGCTGAAGGCAGTGCTGGTGCTCTTAGAGCGGCAAGTATACTACAACGACTTGGTCAAGATTCAAATGATGTAGCCATTAAATGGGACGGCAATCCTACTATCTATTGGGGCAGAGAAGCAGACGGAACGTTTGTACTAACTGGTAAAAATGGCTGGGGTAAAAATAAAACTACTAGCAGTGATGAATTAAAATCATTTGTTATGAGTACTGGTAAAGGCGAAGACTGGAGACAGGACTTTGCTAATAACATGGGTGATGTATTTGACATCATGCAACGTAATACACCAAACGATCTGCGTGGCTTTATATATGGTGATTTATTATACTCACCAAGCAAACCATACGTATCAAACAACGACACATATCAATTTGAACCAAATAGTGTTCTATATACTATAGACGCTAACAGTGATCTTGGTAAAAGAGTTGGCGCAAGTAGTATTGGTATTGCGGCACACAGTATATACGGAGAGTTTGGCGACAAAACTGGCACTCCTATTAAAGATACAAAAAGAATTAATACTAATGAAGTTGTAGTTATGGGTCAAACATATGTACCACATCAAGCAAAAGTAGATACTAGCAGTGTAGAAGACATTATAAAAGCAACTAATGCTAATGCTCAAGCAATTGACGGTTGGTTAACACCTGAACAGGGTCTTAGTAATAAAGGTAATATCATTTATACATATGTAAATCAAATGGTAAAACAGGGTAAATTAAAGCAATTACAAAGTGGTTTTTTCGACTGGTTAAAAACTAGTAAAGTAAGTGCTGGACAACAAGCAAAACTAATGGCTAGTGACAGTAATGGATTAAATGCTATACTAGGATTAGTTGTACAAATTATGACAGTAAAAAATAATATTATTGATCAGCTAGACAATGCTCCAGCTGATGTAACAGCAACTACAAAAGGTGAAAGTGGTGGCGAAGGTTATGTAGTAGGTAGAGACAAAATTAAACTTGTACCAAGACATCGCTGGACGCCAAACTTATAAATACTA